CAACCAGTTGCGGTTGCCCGTCAGGTTGCGCGGTTGCATTCGCCAGCATTTGGTTGCGCTTGTGCAACTCACGGCGCACAGCAATGGTGCGTTCCTTGCCCTTTAGCCACTCTTCACGGTTGCAGCGCTTCTGTATGGCCTGCCTTGTGACCTCAAAGTCCTTGGCCACGCTAGTGTAGCCCTCACCGGCTTCTATACGCGCTCTAATAGCAGGCCAGTCAACTTGTGACGGCTGATACTTACGCATGATCTATCCTGATTGGTTGCGCTGGTTGCGTCAGGTTGCACCCTGCAACCATATCTTGCGCCAGCATATGGAAACGATACCAGATTTCGTGCCGTTGGCAACACCCTTGATGTAAAAAATCAATCAGGTTGCATCAGACCTCATATCGATACGCCCTTGCCCTATAGTGCAAGCGAACCAGCGCATCCATGTATCTGCGTTTGACCACCCTGCCATCCGTGCCTAGCTGCAACATCCTGGCAAGGCGCGTCCAGGGCGCACCTCTTGCCTTGAAGGCAGCACTGTGCGCCACGGCCCAGACCAGCTTGCGGTCATCCTCATCCATCAAAATCGTTAGCTGCATGGCCCGATCATAGTCTGTGATCTGCTTGCTTGTAGGCTTCAGGATTGTCTCGCCTTCCTGTGTCCAGCCATAGCCGTGCCAGTCCAGCGGATAGTCCGGCCATGATGACAGCTTCTGTTTACGCATGGCCGGCGGCATGCGCCTGTCTGTTTCGGCTGCTGTTAGGAACAGATCATGCAATCCATTAACGTCGCTCATGCGCCTTCTCCATCTGTTCAATGAACTGCCGCTGTTGAAACTGGTTCCATTTCCAGTAGCGCTGCCGTGCTTCTTTGAACGCCTCTACAGACCAATCTTGCCTGCATCGACGCCAGACCTTGTCCTGCCTTGCAACCCACTTGTCTGCTTTGAATTTGGTGGCGACACACCTGTAATTGAAATTGGTGTGTTTGACTGATTGGCTTATAAGTCGTTGTATCTGTTCAGCTTGCAATTTTGTGCTTGACGGATTTTCGGCCATTGTTAAAATCATCTCTTAGCGCAGGGCTATGCTTCTCAAGCATGGCCTTTTTTGTTTTCACCTTTTAATTCATGTATTCGATAGCCTTCTGGCTTAGCGTCATGGCTTAGCTTAGTAACATAAGCTAGCTGTCGCGGACGGCTTCGCGCCGATTTCAAACCACAGATTTTGCACTCCGATTCGCACCATGTGCCACTGTGGCGTATAGATGTCTGGCAGACCACGCAAAGGCCCAGCTTCTCGCGCTTGGCAAACGTGCCATCACCTTGCTCAATCATGCTGCACGCTCCGCATCTTGCACCGCTATGCCTTGTGCTATGTCTGCCAGCGCATCACGCAGATATCCCAGCGTCAGCGTCCCTGGCTGGCCCTGTAGCCATGCTGGCAACGCCAGATGCGCTGCATCCATGCTGTCAAACCAGCGGCTGCTGTGACGCCTGACAGGCACGCCATACAATTCTGCAATATAGAAAAGACCGCGCCCGTCTTGGATCAGGCGGCTGATTTCACGATCTGCATCTGCCAAGGCTTCAGTGCGGGTCATAGCCATTTTACCACCGTGTCGCCCTGATGCCCCTTTTCCCAAATGAACCAGGCCAGAGCCATCATGCCGCCAGCACCACCGCTGTAATCGTCACCATTTTTCATCAGGCTTTGTCGGCTTGAGAAAACATGCACGCGCACAGGCGGTGTGTGTGCAAAGAATGCCTTGCGTTCAATGCCTTCAAGAAACTGTAGCTTCAACAGCATGGCGACCTTGCGGCTGGCCAACTGCGTGGCATGAGATGCCATTTGCAACGCCAGCTTCCCGTATGGCGGGTTGGTCACGATGTTGTCGCAACACTGCGTTTCCATCAGGAAATCAACACGGGGCGTGCCGTAACCACGATCAACCAAGTCTGTGCTTTGCACTGTGTAACCAGAATCTTTTAAAACACGGGAGATGTGACCCTCACCACAGCATGGCTCCCAGATATCGCCCTCAAACTGTTCAACAGACAGCAACGCCTCTGTGCTGGGCGCTGGTGTCGCATAGAAATCGTCCTTTTCACGATCACCGCGTTTGTTGTGACCGATGATCTGCAAACCGGCTTGTAAGGCTGCGTCATTCATCAGCCACATCCTCTACATAGCCCTGCCCGTCACAGGCAGGACACTCGCCGCTGCGTGTGTCAATGTATCCGCTGCCAGTCCTGTAATCAGGCCGTCCATATTCAATCTCGCAGACGCCCTGGCCCATGCACTGCTGGCATTCGAGCAGTTCTTCCCATAGCCCAGGGTGGCGCATGACGCGGACAGTGCGCGGTGCATCGAACTGATCCCTATCCACCTTCTGCCTCGCACATCTGCCGGATGATGTCGGCCTGGCTAGTGCCACGCAGATGCAGTAGCGGCTTTAAATACGCCTCTACATGCGCCAGGCGCTTGGCTGTGACGCAATAGACGCCGCAACACTTCAGGCGCTCTTGGATGTCTTTCTGGTTTGCTGACAAGCTGCCACCCTTGGGGCGCTTCAACTCAATCATAATCGGGCCTTTGTCAGCCGGTTCACGCCAGCCGTGGTCAGGCACAAAGATTTCGAGATCAGGCCAGCCAGCCTGCATGCCCAGCTTCTTCAAGCGCATCTTGTATGCAACGTGGCGCTTGCCCTCATTCGGGCTGTGATGCCAGACACTGCCCAGTGGCAGGGCGACCTGAAGCCAATGAACCACATACTCTTGCAGTTCATCTTCAGTCATCAGCATAAAAATCGTTAGGCGTTACCTCGCCAGCACTTAGCTGCACGATCTTACGCATGTTGCTTGCCTTGGGTATCAAACGCTGATCATGGCCCACAGGCAGGCACCAGCGGCGCACCACAGTCGCGTGTGCAGCGCCTACAAGCCTTGCCAACTCGCTGTAAGACCAGCCCTGACTCTCACGATATTCGTTTAATTGCATAACGTCATCCGTACCAAATATTTGTACTGACGTTATATGACTTGACCTATTAAGACAATAGGCTTACCTGTATTAGATGTTTGACTGTTTCCGACAAGGTGATACGATGAATATGCAAGAGACATTGAAGGCTGGGCCAGTGGCACCAAACAATTTGGACAAGATGATCAGGCGCAGCGGCTTAAGAAACAATATGGTCGCTGAACTGAAAGGCATCCAGCCTGCTACCTTGTCACGCCATAAATCCGGCGACATTGGTATATCCCTTGGTGATGCGGAGGAGTATGCAAAGATACTGAACTGCACACCGCAACAGATATTTTTTGCCAGCCCTCCTATTCCTGTTCTCGCAGCCGTTTTACATTGGAATGACGATTGCACTACGCAGGCCGAAAAAAAAGCACCACTTTTGCTTGGCTCTCACGACGGCAAAAACCCAGAACTTATTTTAGGCCACCGTTTTGAGACTCCACGCATGTCACGATTCAAAAACAAAGCCATATATGTCCATGATTATTATTCTCAGGATACCATGTGCGTATATTGGGATTTGTCTGACAATCTGGACCATCCGGTTGCGTGGCAACACGGAAACATGGACATCGTGAACATTGACCCCATGCAGCGCGGTGTGGTGGACAAGGATTGTCTGGGCCATTACAGCATCGTCAAGACGACAACCAATAATCTGCTTTATGGAATTGTGTATCAGTCTGGCCGCAACAGATACAGTATCCAAAGCAACCGATTTGGTTGCCACGAAAATGTCAAACTGGAGTGGGGTTGTCCGCTTATCAGTATGCTATTGCGTCCAGAGTTGCGCGAAATGCAGTGGGTTGACTATGATGTCACAGCTTACCGTGAGAAAATGATGACGCAAAATAAGTAATATTAAGTACCTTTAAAGAAAGTGTATTGACGGAATAAGTAAAGACACTTAAACCTTAACAGGAAGGTATTTCTGTTGAGGTTTTTTTATGTCGCTACCACCGTCCATCAAATGGGCTGCTGACAAGCACTATTTTCATCACAGCAATCCGGCATCACGTCCAATCTGCCGGACATTGTTTGAAAAGTGTGTGATCCGTCCCAAGTTGTCCCAGGCTTGGCAAGTGGTGAAGGGCGACAAAGTCGGCGACGTACAGGCCGCAAAAGCTACAATAACCCTCTACAAAGATGACAACGCAAACATGCTGGCAGGGCGTGTGGTGCAAGACTGCGCCAACCTACATCTGATTGATGGCCACACCATTGAGGCTGTGATCCGGCAGGGCATGAGCCGC